ATTAAAGCACCGCCATGCCATGATGATACTTCTTTTACTCTATTTGTAATCCAACTTAACATATTTTTTATCTCCTTTTTAAAGTTTAATATTTCTTCTTCTATGACCATTCCAAGCGAGCCAACCACCTAATCTTAATGACCAGTACGCCAAGTAGTTCATAAAATAGAAGCCGTTTACCTCTATGTTTATATCTCTAAAGATTTGATCTGCTTTCTTTTGATCAACTAATAGAAGTGAACCTTTTTTAGCTGCAGGTTTTAAAGCAGCATACTTGTACATAAAATCGTGTACAAGACCACCAATTAGTAATACACCAACTGGTGAAAAAAACGATCTTAAAAATTTAGGAATACTTGCACCGTCAAATGTAAAACCTTCAGGTATCACATAATCTATACCGAGCATAGTATATCTAAAATCAGTTAAAAGTTTCCAATTTCTTGTGCTTAATAACCACATCACTATACCTCTAAAAAAACCTTTATCTTTTGTAGGCATAACAAGTGGTTGTAAGTGTGGTAACTTTTCATAAGAAAAATTTAAGCTCGTTGTTTTTCTTTTATCTAGTAAATTAATAACAAAACCTATAACAACAAATAATATTAATAATGACCACATCCAAAACTTCATTGCTAATGCGATTAATGTTTCTATCATATATGATTAGTCCTTTTTGTTTTCTTCTTTGTCTTCTTTATTAGGATTTTTAATTAAAATTTCTGAAATTACTTCGTCTTTAACTTCAGCTTTTTTAACTTTTTCCTTAGGCGCTACTGCGGCTTTTGCTTTGTAAGGAACGCCACCAGCGCCATATCTAATTTCTTCTGACATCTTTATCTCCCTTTTTGTTTTTCTTTTTGTTTGCAGTCAACATACTTGCTGACGGTTTAATTGTTCCCAACCCAGGTCCCTTTGCCGTTGCTGTTAAAGCAGGCATTGTAGTTGCGTATCTTCTGTTTGGAAAAAATTGACCAGATGAACCCATAGAGTTCATAGGTTTTAATGTATCTAAAGGACCTATTCCAAACCCTCTCATATAACTCTCTCCTCTTATTTCTTTAAATGTTTTCATACGTGTTTTGAAAGTAATTGAGAAGCAACCTGATTTCTAAATTTTTCAGATACAGTTGATGTGATTTGACTATCTACCACATATCTAAATGCAGCCATACCAAATTGTTCAGTATATGTACCTTGTTGTTTTTTAGATTTTATATTGTTTTTGATAGGTTCAATTTGAGTTAATTGTACCTCTTGGCTACTTTCAATCTTGTTAATTAAGTTTTCAACCTCTATCTTATTATAGTCTTCCTTTACTTTAAATCTACTGATTAATCTTGTTAAAGGATTCTCTTTCTTTTTCTTCTTTACGTGAACACCAGGCTCGTGTGATGGTGGCATTGCAACATTTGATCCATCGCCTACTGCATTTGTAGGAGCGTCTTCTGAAATTCTAAATTCTTTAAACGATTTCATTTACAATTTTATCCTCTCTATATTATCCTCGGATACTATAATCTGTTTTCTTGTATCTTCGTTTATAACATGGTAAAGATTAACTCCAAAATAATTCTCAAAAGGTTTTTGGTTTTCAGTTGTATAAACAACATCACCTACATCACCAGTTGTATCACCTTCTAAATCTTCCAATCTATCTGTCATTATATATTTACCTTCTGGTAAGAAATCAAATCCAACAGACTCTTTTACATCATCATCATATGCTATTAAATTATTCTCAACAAGATGTTTGTACAATGCTTTTTCTATTTCAATAGCATTTACATCTTTGTTTTCTTTTAATAATAAAGCCAAAGCAGCTGCATATGAAGCAAACTTTGATTTACCTCCAGGTAATAACCCTAGTAATCTTTTCAAATTAAAAACAAATCTATGAAGTATAGTATAAGAATCTTTCTCTTTAGCTATCTTCAGGTCTCTCATTCTTCGTAATATTTTTCCATTATCATCAATAATCCCATACTTATATGCGTCATGGCTCGTCCAAGGTGTAACCAACATTTTGATTACTCTATATGTTATTAATAAATCTATGGCTCGTCCCATTATAATTTCTCCAAACTTGACAACAAAGTTTTATGTACTTTTATGTTTGGCAACTCATCTATTGTAATTACATTTAAATATTGTAAGAAAGTTTTTAATACCGACCAATACTCTCTTTCAACTTTAAATAATAATAATGTAGCCGCTGCCTCATTACCAAATACATTTGTTAATACTATAATATGATTTAATACTAATCTAGTTTTCAGTTCGCCTGTGGTTTTATATTTACGAAATAGACGTTTAAGATATTTAAATCTTTTTACATCCTCATAAAACTCCTGTTCACTATCTAAATTAGGAACATTGTAGTTTTTTATAGCGTAAAATAACCAATTTTTCTTTGTTATCCTATCAAACATTAGCCAAGCTCTGCATAAACTTTAACAGCGCCGTTCTTTAATGTTTCGTAATTACCTTTTAGTTTTATACTATTACCTTTATGAGATATACCATCATCATTTAAATCAGAACCGTCAGTATCTTTTCCGAAACGGCCTCCAGCATAAACTAATGCACTTTCAAAGTTACCCTTTTTATCTTTAATTTCAATTTTATCTTTTACTGTCACACCAATTGTACTTAATTTTGCACTTAATTGATTAAGAGCAGCCTCAGGTTTGATGTATTCTCCATTAGCAATAGAGCCAACAAAAGCATTTACTTTATTCAAAATTGCAGGTTCATGGATGTTATGAACACCAATAGAACCATCTTCAACTGCGTTAGATGTGGCTGTGCCAACCATCTTACCATCTTCTTTTATATGTTGTTTAAATGTTTTCATTTTTCTCCTCTGTTTACTTCGTCCTTTAATTTCTTAAAAGTTTTACCACCCACAAGGTCTTCTTCAACCTCTTTCATATTACTTTCCTTCAACTTATCAACATCTTTAAACTGATCTACGTGTGGTGTGTTGTTAGCCAGTTCTTCTAAAAAATTGTTGATATCTTCTTTCATTTTTCTTGCTCTTTCTTTTCATTTAAAAGATGAGCCTCCTCTTTAGGTTTAATATCTAAAGATGACCCTTTATTCAATACATTAAGAGCGTCATCAAAAGGAGCTGGTGGACCGTTTTCAATTTCTTTTATCGGTGCTTGTGTTCCATCATCTCTTCCATGTTCAGCGTCAAGTTTAATTAGTTTCTCACATTGTTGTAAAGCTCCGTGTACAGCATTCATATTATTTTTCATCTGCGTCACTTCCTTTTCAATCACTTGTATTTTGCCGTTCATATCGCTCAGCGTTTTTTGTAATGTAAATCTTTCTTTCATTAACGTTTGTGTAGTTATACCCATAATATTCTCCTATAAAATTATGCAACAACGTAACCGTGTCCTGCGATTACATTCCAATTTGAATTTTTAAATAACAAAGTCACATTTTCACCTTCAGCGTTCAAAGTAACTGTAGAACCACCTCTTAAATTAGTTGGTGTAATTACTACGTTGTTTGTACCTGATGTTGAAGTGTTTATACAAGTTTTAATTTGTCCATCTGAACCATCTGCTAATGAGATAGCACCTGTTGCACTTGTAGCGTTGATTTCAGTTACAGCGCTTGTTATGTTAGCAACTTGTGATGAAGCGTCAGCAGTAATTGACTGTGAAGTCTGTGCTAAACCTAACCACGATGGTATATTGTTAAACACATTTTCTGCTGATATTTTTTTATTGATTGGTGTACCTGACGGATCGTCAACTACATGGAGCAAGTCAGCTGCTGCCAACGAGTCTCCCAAATCGGTCAATGCCGTTATCTTTTTGTCTGCCATTTATTCTCCTTTAAACCCTTTCGGGAATGCTACTCTAGGTAATTGCCTAGATCACTTTGTTAATATATTTATAAGGGCGGATTGACCGCCCCTAAATTGTTAATAATTATGTTCTACTACGCAGCTACTGTATGTGTAACTCTTATACCAGCAGCAATAGTTCTTTGCGAATTAATAGTACCTGAAGCAGTATCTTTGATTGTTGCTCCACCTGGTAATGTTACTGCGTCATGGAGAGCAGTTCCTAATGAAAGAACATTGCCAGTTGCAAGTGTTTGACTCGCTACTGTAAATCTCTTTCTGTTAGCTGTTGAACCAGTTGCAGTATAAACACAATCGTGTGTTCCACCGCCACCATTTACAACTTTCATTACTGGTGCTCCAGTAACTGTAACTGCTTCATCCCAAGTTACCTCTATTTGAACTGTTTGACTAGATGAACCAGCAGTTAAGTCTGTAGCTGCAGTAGTGCCTGCTACAAATCTTACATTTGTAATAGTTGCTTCCTGTAGTCCAGTCGTTGCTGATGTACCTGCAAGCCCTCGTATAGCGACCAAGACTTCTGGTTGTGCGTTGGCATTATCGTTACCAGACGCTTTCGTACCAGCTCTTTGTACCCAACCTGAATTGGTTGCGTAAACATCTTGCTTTTTATACTGGGAGTTCTCGTTAGTAGATAAATGTTTTGGTTTATTTGTAGCGGTATCCGCTCCTTTTGCCCATCCACTCATATCTTTTCTCCTTTTAAATTAATTAATTTATTCTGTTATATAACTAGTACTATTTATAAGGAATGAGATTAGTAACCCAACTTTTTCAGTTGAGAAATAGTCTTTGATGTACTAGTGTGGTGAATACCAACGCCGCCTGATCGTGTAAATTCTCTAACATTCTTCTCATAATCATCAATTAAGATTGCAGGTTGGCCTCTTTTAGCAAAGAGTTTCTTTTCTTTTCTTGTTACTAAATTGATTTTTGAACTACCAATACCTAAACGACTTCTTGCCCATTGAGTTTTGCCAGGTATACAATTTGGATCAAATGATCCTTCTACGTATGCTGATAATATATGTGGGTCAAACTTTGATATGTAAGTCCATAGTTGTCTTCCCCCAGCCATCCAAGGAAGAGTAGACCAAAAATTCTTATTAGCTTTAATAGGTGCCCACTTTTCTTTTGAAGATGGTATGTTCATCCATTTATTAATGGACATACCTGTAGTTCTTTGTGCGGCTGTTTTGAAATCTGCTAATACTCCGTCCATGTCACAGTAAATAATAGGCTTCATATTAGACTACTACTTCCTAGATTGGACGAGATGACGGTTCTACATCAATAACTGCAGCTTTTTTTCCTGTTGCAGTCTTTCCCTTTACTTTGTCACCTGTCTTAACTAACTTCTGTTCTTTACGTATATCTGAAAAAGACTTTTTATCTTTCTTACCAACAATTTTTTTATCAGAAGCAACATTGCTCATTAACTCAGCAGCTTTATTTACTGCTGTTTCGCCTGCGGCTGCACCAGCAGCTGCGGCTGCAGTTCTTCCTAAAGCCATTAATGGATTTTCTTTTACAACTGATTCATTAGCTCTCTTTAATGCGTTTGCAACATCTGGATGGTCTGATAAACCTTTTGCAAGTTTTTCAATTGCCTTAACAGCACCTGAATAATTACCTTGTTTGTATCTAGGATCATTCAATATGCCATACGCTTGTTTGATTTGTTGTGTTGTAAATTCTACAATAGTTTCTTCTTTAACTGGATGATGATCTTTACCACACGCCTTGCATGGAGATTTACCACATTTGCATTCACAGTCTTCTTTAATTTCTTTACCTTCACTTACGACTTTAGCAGCTGCGTCTGCAAGTGATCCTGGTTTGACATCAAAGTAAGTTTTATCTACTGTTAATTTAACTTTTGGTTCTTGTTTTTTTATTGTCGGCTGCTCGGTAGCAATTTTTGTAGAAACTTCTTCTAAGCTGCCAGACTTTGTTTCAAAGTATTTCTTATTCATTTTCTGTAATTTCCTTTTTCTTATTGGGTTTACCTGAACTATCTGTTTCAGGTTCGTTCTGAGCCGCCATTGCTCTCTGCTGTCTATCTGATCTCAACTTGTTTTTTAAATCTGCAAGTTTCAATTTCATATGATTGACATCAGCTTTATTAATTGCAATTTTAGGTTTATCAACTAGGGGTATATCTCTTCCCCTAACTTCCGTATCTTTAATACGTGTTGTCAGGTCTGCAATTTTCTTTTGTGTACCTGTCGCTTTTGCTTGTGCCATATCAGAAGCGTCTTCGGTAACTATTTCTCCACCATGTTTTTTACGGTATAATAAAACATCATTATACTTACCTGTGAATACTACCTTACCATCTTTTTTTACTTTGTAAGTTGTATTACTAGCTTCTTCAATTTCTTCTACTAGTTTTGATAAGTGTGGAATATTTGCTTGTTTAATTGCTATTTGAGTTGGTATATCCATTTTCTTAATCATATCTTTAACAGCAGGAGTTACATCCGAAGCCTTTTTCATCTTCCATGTATTTTTAATATTGTTTATTTGGAAGGTAGTTAATTTACTTTTTAAATAATCAGTATCTTCTCTAACAGGTATGCCTTTTTGTACCATACGTGATAAAGCTAAACCTGATAAGAAAGGTATATGTTTTTTTCTTAAATCATTTAAAAAATGATTAGGTATCTTATCAAAAATTTTTCTTAATTTGTTTGCATTATCAATAGATATAGTTTTGCCTTTAAGGTCTGAATATTGTCTTGCCAAAGCGTCTAATTGAGACCTAGAAAATTCTTGTAGTTCTTGTTTGTCCCATTCTATTAATAGTTCTTCACTAATAACTTCTTCTTTTCTTAATATTGCTTTAGCAATATCGTGTGCTTTTGTAATTGTACTTTTTTCTACAGGCGGTTCATCATTTTTCATATCTTTAGCTTTTGCCATACCGATTGCGTATGCACTATCTTTAGATACATCTTCTTTTGACAAATCATATGGAGTAATCCAATCACCTGTTTGTTTTTTTCTTTCTAAATCTTTTGACATTAATTTCTGTGTATCAGCCTTGCCAAGATAAACTCTCTTACCTGACTTATCAAACCAACCAACTTTTTTATTATCATAACGAACAGCACCACCGCCTGTTCTAATAAGCTCTTGTAAATCTACTTCTTCTTTAAACTTACCTTTTAAATAATCTTTTGTAATTGATAACTGTCTAGCACCATCACCTTTTAATTGGTCACGTTTTTTCTTTGCGTCTGGTTCAGTTTTATATGGTATAGCAAATCTCTTACCATTTTTAGGGTCCAAATATCTTACAACATATGCTAATTGTATTTCGTGTAGATGATTTCTTATTTCTGTCCAAGTTGTTTTATACTTGCTCATTTTTAGTCTCCGATTGTGCCCAAAATTCTTTAAATGATTTCTTAATGACACTAGGTTGTCCCCCTAAATCTCTCTCCATATCGGCTTTAGATTTAGCATATTTTCTTTTAAATGTTTCTGGATCTAACCCGCCTTCTTCCTTAGATTTAAGGTCAATAGCGATGTCTTTCATTCTTCCTTCTTGCATATTTTTGCTGGTGTCAATCACTTTATTAAACATTTTATTGTATGTTTCTTCTATTTTTGATTTCCACTCTTCCCCATATCTTTCCTTATATTTATCTATTGTTTGTGCGTTACTTGCCCATTCCTCTATATCTTTTAGTTCAACTTTCTTATTCATTGGTTTTATATCCTTACCTGCGTTAACGTTGATTAAATTATCACTATGTTTACTTGGTTTATAAGGACCACCTTGAAATTTAGGATTATAATTCTTCTCACCTGGGGTAATTGAAGATGTATATTTTGCCCAATCGTGGCCTATTTCGTATGCCTCTTGTGGTGCATTTAGGGACGCTAGTGGTCCACCTACATCTGCTTGAAATTCATTACCTCTTTTTTCAGGTTCTGACTCACCTTTTTTTGTCTTTAATTCTTTATAAATTTCTTTAAATCGTTTGGTTTTACTTGCTTTAGTTTGTACTTTAAACCCTACAAGTTCGTTTGAATCTTTTAATCCTTTATCTTTCGGTTGGTCTTTTTCTTCTTTCAACTTCTTTGCTCTTTCCTCTAAACTAGTAGGATAAACAGGAGTTTCCATTATATTATACAACCAAGCTTTGTGTAACTTCATATCAACATCTTCTAAAGTTACATAGTTTGTTCCTCTTCTTATGATAACACCAGTTATATTACTCTCTATATCATCAACTATATCTCCTACATCATATAAATGTTCAGAAATATATTTGTCCCTTAATGTCATCTTTTCTAACTCCTCTTTTGTAGAGGCAGTTATAAATGGCTTAAATTTAAATGCACCTAAAGTTGTGTAGTCCATACTTGAGGTTAACATCATTCCTTTTCTTACGTTTCTAAAAAGGTCTTGTGCATTTTTAGTTCTAGCAAAATTGGATGGCAGACCTCTTTTAAATAATGTTAAGTCTTTTTCTTTTGCAGCCATTCTCATTTTACTAGCACTCATACCTGTGGCACCTTCAGCGTCTGGATCTCTTTCTCCTGCTGACGCCACATTTATACTATCAAAGTCATATAGACCATGACGGCTCTTAACGCCGTTATATTTTTTTAAGATAGTATCAAATTCTCTTACTCTATCACTACCAACAACCATTGTTATGTCTGAATAACCTCGTTTATATAAATCAGTTGCAATATCTAAAATCATATTAGATGAATTGACTAACATATTTCTAGCGTGTCTAGGAAACATTTGTTTCATAGTTGCTAATTTAATTCTATGTGATAGTGGATTTTTAGATGTGTCTTCAGTTTTACTTAAATAAATTTTGTAATCATCTGTTCTTTGTTGTGCCACTTTGTTAATAAGTTTTTCGTGTCCTATTGTAGGTGGATTAAAGCGACCAAAGGTAAATGCTATTGATCTACCCCCAGCCGCTTCCTTTATTTTTGATAGTGATTTCAGTTCATCTGGTGTAATTTTACCGTCTTCCATAATCTCGTTCAACTTTTTGAAAAATTTGAGATAATGATACTTTTCTAACATTTTATAAATCACATTTTTCGGAAGTCGATTCTTCACACCGAACTTTCTGATTTCGTCTGGCGACATATCTTTATCAAAAGCAGCCTTTCGGTTTGCAATTGTCTTAGCGCCAATATCAATTAACGTGTTAATAGAATCTTTAATTTCATCTAACTTTTCGGATACTAATTTTGACAAGTTATCAATTTCGGAGCTCGTCAAACTCTTTAGTTCCTCATAATCAATCATATCCCTCACCAATTCACCTTTAACAACATCTATTTCAGAAACGTGTTTCTGAAAATCCGCAACGTATTTTTCTGGCTCAAATTTACCAGGTTCTGGTCTTCTGATCCACTTGTTAGTGTCAATATCAAAAGTACCATCAGCCATGTCCCGAGCCTTACTAAATGTTGCAGGATCTATGATAGAAAAGTAGTTGATAGGATGTTTTGTGCCTGGTATTACTTTACCATTTATCTCTCCTTGATATTCTCTTATACTATCGTGGACTTTTTCCTGTTCTGCTTGTGAACCAGGGATGTCAAATAGTATATTGATATCAAGGTCGGCGTCATCTCTATATTGTTTAGTTAGTATTGATCCTATTAAGGTATACTTAACTACTTTTCCAAATTTTTCAAACGTTTTAATTCCGTCTAATATTTGTTTTTTTACTGAAGGCTTTATTGTAGGTTTAGGTGTATCTGCTTTATCAAATACTCCTCCAGCATAAGTCTTTCTAGGTATGTCTATTATAGACTCTTTTATAAATTCTTTAAATCTCATCTCTATCTTCTCTTGGCCTTTCTCTCACCTGCCATCCATCTTTTTGCTATATAACTAGAGATAGGCGCCCTCATATATTTATTAACTTCCTTTCTTACTCTATTCATTATAACGGTTGTTAATTCTAAATCTGATCTATTATTATCAACTACTAAAAAATTACCTTGGCCAAATAAATTTTGAAATCTCCCCATATTACTTTGTACAGTTTGCCAACTAGATTTTGTAATGTATTCTGGTATAGTTCTTTCACGTCTAGCATTTCTTGCTAAAGCAACTTCTAAAGTTGAGTTAACAAATACCATATAACAATCATAACCTAATTGTCTAAGCATACTAGCGTTTCTAGCAATACCATCATAATCTCTACCTGTACTATCAATAACTAAACCTAATCTACCTTTAATGTATTGGTCTAATTGTGTAACAGCAAATTTCTTTGCGTGTGTTCTAATAATATTTCTAAAATATTCTTCATCATCTGGCATTTTTAATGACATACCAGCCTTCTTTAAATCTCTTTCAAATTTGTTATCTGAATTAACTAGTTTTAATCCTGTGCCTGAAAATGCACTTGAAGTTACAAATGATTTGCCAGACCCAGGACCTCCTGCTAAGAAGAATGCTTTAAATATACCTGGGTCATATAAACCTTCAGATATATTTTGCATAAAACTTTTTAATCTCATAGGGTTTCTCCTGGCGGGTTAAGCCAGTTCATAAGCTTGTGATATAAATCTGATTGATCACCTAATTGTAACCATAAAGACATTATATCCTGCTCTGTGACATATAACTTATACAATATGAATAATATTGCAAAAGTATTTACCCATAGTAATATAGTTTTAAATGTGCCGTTTTTCTTTATCATTTTTTTCCTTATCCTGATAATGATGTTTCTATCCTCTTTGGATATTTTTTTTTCTTTCTAGTATTAACTTTCTTTAATTTTGGTTTTGCTACTTTGTTTGTTTTGGGTCCAGCTTGTTTACCTTTACCCCAATCTTTCCATAAGCCTGTAAAAAATCCCATTTTATTCTCCTTCTATTCTGTTTATAATTTCGTTGGCCGTTTCTTTAGGTGTGCCACCCTCTGCTTTTATTTCAATAAATCCTGGTTGCTTTCTAAAGTATTCAACAACAGGACCTGTTTCTTTTTTATATAAAGCAATTCTATCATTAATAATATCAACTGTATCATCAGCACGACCTCTTGCTAACAATCTTTTCATAACTTCCTCTTTACTTACGTTCAAAAATACTGCACGGTCGTAACCTATTTGTGCCTTTAGCATATCATTAACTTGTTCCATATATCTTGGCCATCCATCAAACACATAACCTTTAGGTGATTGATCAACTTTCTTTTTTATTAATTCTAAAACAATATCATTAGGAGCAAACTTACCTTTTGCCATTAAATCTTTTATTTCTTTTCCTATTTCACTCTTTTTTTCCATTTCTTTTCTTAACATATCACCTGGGTAAATATGTGTTATATCAAAGTGTTTAATTAAATATTCTGCATAAGTAGATTTACCTGAACCTGGTCCACCTAACATCACAATTCTCATACGACCTATTTGTTCAAATATAAAATCTCTAAAACCTTTCATTTACGTTCTACTCTATATTCAAAATGACTTTCACTATCTTTATCTTCCATTTGTTTAGCAAGGTCTTCTTCTCTTTGTTTCCCGCCTTCCATACCATCAACATAAATCATATCAAATTCCCATTTGTCATTTGAATCCTTATATCTTTTTTCTACAGTAATCATTTTACCATATCCATACTATTAGCAATGCTATTAGGAATCCTTCAACCCAAGCACCATAAGCACACCAAACAGGATACTTTCTGATTAGATTAATCTTCCAATTATATAATTTTTTTATAGACGTTATCATTTCTTTCTCTTTCTTGGTTTTCTTTTCTTTTGCATTCTCTTTTTTTTCAAAAGAAAATAAGCGTATTGTTTATTCATTATCCTTTTACCCAATTTTTTGCTAAAGTAAAGTTTGCGGTACTAAACTCTAGTCTATCTACTAATTTTACTGCGTTACCCATTCTATCAACAGCAACATAACCTTCAGGATTTGTTACTACAAACCCATTGCCTTTTTGTAAAAATGTACCAATAGATTTTATTTGATTCATCTTACTTACAAGAAAAGTTTTAGCTCTTTGTAAGGTAACATAACTTGCAATTGCAAAGTAAATTTCATTATCATATCTATCAATAAATTTTAAACCATCATCTCTTATTGCTTTGTATTTTCTTTTAGCTGTATCTGTTTTTCTTTTAGACATTTCATCATCTAAAACTGAAGCATAATATTTTCTAAAATCTGCTTGTAATCTTTTAACATTACTAACTGATTGACCTTGTCTAATCATTGTGTTAAAATATATTTTTAATCTTGCACCAACTGATAATATATTGGTTTGTCTTTTTAATAAATCTAAAATTCTTTTACCTTTTGATATTGATCCCATTGCCATTCTTAACATACCATCATACTGAGCGCTTTCAGCAGTTGTAAATGTAGCAACACCAGATGAGTCTTTATAACTTGCGTCATCAAAAAATACTGATGGCGTCTTTGCTAATCGTTTTACATTGACGCCAAAGCCTGCTTTTAAGTCTGCCATTTTTCTTCCTGTGTAAGTAGTGTGAAAAATGATACCTAATTTAGCTCTTGTAATTCTTCTGGCAAGGTCAGTATTTTCTGGGACGGCATATGTTATAGTATTAGGTGTAAATGCAATAGCATCCTCACCTCTTATAGATACCGACTTAATATCACCTGGTGTAAATAACAAGTCGCCTTGTACAACACCACTTATATTAAGTTTCGGCAATTCTTTTAAACAGATTGCTAATTTTTTTGCTAAACCACCACCGTGATTTCTTCTTATGTCTGCTTGTGTGTAATTGATTTTAGGAGTGACGTTGAATACAGATTTTGATCCAACAAAGAACTTTCCGTTTTCAGGATTGATACCACAGAATACTGCTGGTGCTCCATCCCATTTAACAGATACATTTAAACGTTTACGTGATGATCCTGTCAGCATATTTCTTAATGATTTAAGAAATTCTACTGCGTTAAGGCCACCTTCGTAACCGTTATTAATTATTTCGTCTTCTAAATGTTCTAAATGAGTGTTCTTTGCCTCATTTAAATATTGTTTAAAACTATACATTTGTCTCCCACTATGTCCATTATAACAAATTTGACGCTTTTAGTCAAGCGAAAATCCACTAGTTCCATTAATAAATCACTACTTACTTGACTATTTATATTAATATATCTTTATGAAAGGGCCGTTTGTATCTGAAAACTCTTTTTTAGCACCATAATATAGAACACTTAACCATTCATTAAATTTTTTCTTCTGACTTATAGTTTGATACATTTTTATATGTCTTAATGTTACTAATTTTGAATACAATCTACCTAAAACATTTCTATCTTTGTCTTTATTTGCTAAACAATATTCTATTATTCTTTGAAAGGTAACACGTTTACTACCTAAATCTATTGGTGCATCCCAATTTACTTTCTCTTTTTCTATCGCAACATCTTTTATAGTTTTGTAAAATTTATCCCAAAAATTTATTTGAGCTTTTGTAAATTTACCATCAACTGCAATCATTGGATCTTGTGTTGGTGATAGAGGTCTTTGTAAATTAGCTTTTGTTAAAAACTGAACCATTGCGTCAGCAGCTGCTTTACCTAACTTGGCACCACTTTGACGACCTATAGGAGTTAAATCTGTTTGTACACTTGTGCTTGGTTTACTATATCTAAAACTTCTTACTTGCACTTTGACCATCTCATCATCTACAAACATTTTAAAACCAAACTCTCCTGTATCTAATAGAGGTGGTTTGGTTACATCTAAATCACAAGTTAATGATTTAGGAACTAACCTAAATCTTACACCTTTTGACTTTGCACCTACATTAGATTCATCAATATGAGCTTCTCTTACACCTACCTTTATCTCTTTAAGAGAAATAGGTATCATAATTCTTTTTTGTAAAAGGTCTTTCATATAAAGATTTAACTGTATAAGTTTATCTTTAGGTAACATACCATTAGTGTCTGCTATCTTCTCAATCTGTTTCATTACCTTAGCTTCAGCTTGTTTTTTAACTATGATAATGTCCATAGGATTCCAAGCATCCTTTTTAGACACACCCATTTTTTTATTCGCTAGTTTTTCAATGAAAGGCATTATACCTTCATCTCTACTATAAACAAAATGTTTATGATAACCTAAATATTTTTTAAGGGCTGTTGATTGGAGTTTGTAAGTGTCAACCCACTTTGCAGGTACATTGGGATATACCTTTTCAATTAAAGACGTTGCTGGGAACTGTCCTTTTTCTATTACAGACTCAAATACGACCTTTGAGCCATTCTCTTGTTTTTTTGTTTCTATTGCACCTGCCATACATATATTTATGTATGTCTATCTGCGACCTCTTGTGGATGGTGGGTGATTATAAGAAGATTTACCATTATCTAGTATTATTTCCTCTGATTTTCTTATATCAAAAAATTTAGGAAATCCAAATACACCAAATGTCTTGTGTTTGTTCTGAAACTTAACAAGTTGTTTGACATCTTCCTCAAAAAATGATTCTTTCAAAACTAATTTACTTGGCATTTCTACAGCACGCCAAAGTATATCACCTTTTACTTTAACCATTTCTGTTTTATAATAGATGGATGGTTTTCTTTTTCTTGCAGGTTTGTTCATCTTTTTAATCATACTTTAAAATCTGAAAATTTATCATACGCTTCAGCAGGTTGTGGACCTGATGGTTTCTCTATATTCTCTTTTGATTCCTGATTACTATCTACAATCTGTTGTGCTGTTTGTTCTACATCATACAATCTCATTTTAGCTCTATCAACACCTATGATAAATGCTCTATTGATTGCAGGATCATTGTATCTATTTTTTAATTGTTTAACTTTCATCTGATTAAGTTCTTCTAATTCTTCATTTGATATAAGAGCAAACATAAAGTCTGCTGTTGCAGGAAGACCAAAACTTTCTGAAGTATCCTCTAACCCCACATCACTTGACATATAACCAGTTCTTGTTGTTTGTGTAGCAGACATTATTGGTACATTATATTGTACTGCAAGGCCTCTTAATTCTTCAGCGATTGCCTTAACATAAAAATATGATGATATGTTTCCACCTTTAAATCTACTACTTGAACATATATTTAAATAATCTATAAACAATACATCTGGTTTAAATGATTTCTTTAATGCAAGTTCATCAAGTAAATTTTTAAAATGACCACTATGAGCAGCAGCAGTAGGGTATTCTTTTATAATAAGTTGACCATTTATTTTGTTTTGAAGTTTAGAAACTTTATTATCATAAATCGCTTTAGGCATTTCATAAAGGTCATCAATGGTTACATCTAATAAGTTGGCGTCTATTCTTTCAGCAATTCTTTCTTCAGCCATCTCTAAAGTAATGTACAATACATTCTTACCTTGACTTATCATAGACGCAGCCAGATGGCACATAAACAAAGATTTACCTACACCTGTGCCTGCAAGTGCTACGTTTAAAGTTTTTGGTGGTAAGCCACCCTTTGTAATTCTATTAAAATAACTTAAATCAAATTTTAATCTTTCTTCAGTTCTATGGTAATATTCAAATCGGTCTTCTGTTTGTTTTAAATAATCGTGTCCTATGTGTGAATCAAATGAAACACCAAGTGCTTCTGATAATATAGTTGGTATTGCTTCTGGTGTATGTTTCTTATCTTTACCATCTATAATTTTTATACCTTTGAGTACAGCATTATAAACAGCACGATCTTTACACCATCTTTCAGTTGTATCTAACAACCATTGTTGTTCAACTTCGTCATATGTTAAACTGTTTAATAATTGATTTGTATTTTTAAATTCGTCTTCGGTAAGTGTTTTGTTATTAGATAGCTCAACTGATATGGCTTCTTTTGTAGGAAGATTATTATATTTTATAACAAAGGTATTAATGATGTTAAATAAAGTTACTTGATCCCTATCTTTAAAGAAATCTTCCTTTAGAAAAGGAATAACTTTACGAGTAAAATCTTCGTTGAATATTAGATTGGATAAAAGTGTTTTTTCAAATTGATCAGACATAATGGAGATAAGTTCCTACAATATACTTTGGTTTATTTTTTGGTTTTTCACCTGTGTGTTGGTAAGTCCACAATGGGGGAAACAAAAGAGCCTTACCAGCTTGTGGTTTAACTCTAATATCATAATCTGCAAATGTTGTTTCGCCGCCATCATTATCATTTAAATATAAAAATATAACTAAAAATCTCCTAGCACTATTGTAATCTGTAACATCAACGTGTTGTTTAAACTCATCTTTATCATTGTCTTCGTATTTCTTAAATCTTATCTGTTCAAAGCCAAAAGTTTCTGGCCATTGTTTTACATTATCTATTTTAACATCTTTTGTATATTTGTCAACAAGTGATCTACACTTATCAAATAATAATTTAGCATAGTCTTGCCAATCCTTGTGTAAATTTAAATTGATTTCTGTAAAATGTCTATGGTTATCTAAATCTGTTTTAACCCATTGTGAGGATGAGTCTTCAAATTTATCTATTAAATGCTGACAGTTTTCTTTTGTCAAAACATTATCATAAGTTTTTATATACTTATTTGTCAAATCTAATTGTTCCATTTTCCAATTGTTTCTCAACTACTTCTATTAATATATCACCAATGTAATTTCTAAAATCAATACTTGTGGTGTCAACATTGTTAGGATTTTTCTTTATATCATAATCAAATTTTAAAGGTAACTGACCTTGGTCATTTTCCTCGGAGGCAAATTTTACGTGCCCATATGTGTATATGATATCCTGATATTGTCCTTCTACAATCTTTATACAACTATAATCGTCAACATCTCTTTGAGCAAAGACGTATCTTTTATTCTGTGCCATAGAGAAACTCTTTTTTGGCTGCTTGGTCAATCTTAGCGAGAATCTCTTTAGTAAAGAATTTGTCAGGTTCATTATTGATTGTTTTAGCATACTGTTTACTTCCGTCTGGTAATTCTACTCTTGTTGATACTGATTTAAATATACCGTGTTTAATTGCCAGGTCTAATAAACCATAATGTTTATCTAAACCTTTGTCGTAAGTTAATCTTACATCAATCTTAGCGTTTTCTTTTGTCAGCCTTGACTTATAATTCTTACAATGTATTATATTACCTATAATCTCTTTACCATCTTTTTCTTTTCTTTTAGATAGGTATACAATATTACTAGCAGCGTATTTCAAACCTGAACCACCGCCCATTTCTTTTTGTGGAAACATTGAACCAATCACATCATAAGTGTGGTTGGTCATAATCATTGGCACTTTTGCCTTACCTAATTTCAATGTTAAAACTCTAAATGCAGCCTTAACAATTTGAGACCTTGTCATATCTCTAGTTTCTTTACCTTCAGCAGTATCTTCCATTTCTTTTGTAGTAGATAACATACCTAAACTATCTAATACAAACATCAATGGTTTTCTTTTGTCTTCACTATGTTCTATATACTTGTCAATCACTTTGATTGATTGATGTCTAAACTCTTGTACTGTAGAAACTGGCACTACAACCATTCTTTTACTATCAATAGCACGAGCCTCAATTAAATCTTTTGTTAATGCACTTTCAGACTCAAAGTAAATTACACCTGCGTCTTTGTTCTTATCAAGGAAGTGTTTTATAATACCTAATGCAAAGAAAGTTTTACCTGTTGCAGCTTCACCTGCGATAGCAGTAATTTTATTTGACGGCAAGCCTCCATAGATTGAACCAGATAGTAAACCATTTAAAGCATACGATCCTGTGTCAATAAAACTATCAACATCACCTGTGTCCAGTCCCTCACTTGCTAAACTAGCATATTCATTGCCAGTTTCTTTAATTATGTCTTTCAAAAAATCATTACTCATTTATTCTCCTTGATAGTTAATACAATAATATTTTATACCTAAATCATAACATATCTTTCTGATAATGTCAAGCTCTGATCTATGAAAATTGTATGTCATATACTTTTGTTGTTTGTATATAATAATCTGCATTTATTCCCATACATCTTCTGGTCTTGCTCTCAATATTACTGGTCTTCCTCCCTTATATTTAGGCAACTTAACTGTATTGTCTGGTTCACCTTCCCACTCGAATCGTAATTTTTCTTCTTGTGGTATCCAACCTGGTAATGGGTTTTCTAAATCTTCATCTTGTACGTTCACCCATATATCTTCAAACATAGCATTAGCGTCTAACTGACCTGGTCCAATCATATGATTAGACATTTGAGCTTTTACTCTGCTTAATCGGTGCCTTAAAAGTTCTTTGTTATACTCTCTTAATCTTTGATAGTCCCAATAGGCTTTAAGGTCTTGGTATGATTCTTTAGATATTGCCATAATCATATTTATTATTCCTCCTTACAATTTAGCTGACAAGCTTTCGGCGCTGTGTCAGGATTCTTCCAACTATCAGGCAATATTTTTGTAAACCATTCATTGTTCAATATGCTTTTTAAACTGTGATTATTTAAATTGTTATCTTCAAATTTATATTGTTTAATAACAGGATCATCTTTCTGGTCTGTTCTCCAATGATTGACAGGAAAGTCTTCCTTTAAATAACAACATTGAAAAACTTGACCGTCTGGATTAACCATACATTTTTTTTTGGCTCGCCATTTACAACTAATTGTGGACATTTACAACCTTCTCTAATGATTCTTTTTGACCTTCTTCATTTATAAACCACCATTCATCATAACCTTCAGGGAATCTATCTGATGGATAAGATAAGTGGAAGTGAGAACCATTATCTAAGCATAATTTTTTTATATCATTTCTATGTTTTTCATTATGTTTAAATAATACTGTTTGAGATAGTGGTATGGCTTTTGTTTGTGATAATGCTCTCAATGCAGCCAATGATTTTTTCAATGATGTTCCTCTTCTATACTTCTGGTGCATTTGCTCATCAATGCCATCTACATCTATGACCATTGACAATCTTCTGCCACAATAGTCGCCAAGGTTTTTATAAAATTCAGCTGTACGAATACTACCATTGGTTGTTATAATAATTTTTGCTTTTGAATTGTTAATAATATAATGACATATTTTTTCTATGTCTTTTGCCATTAATGGATCTCCCCACGTACCACAAAAACTATATTCTTTCATATCGTCTAAAGTATCTACAGGAAATTTATTTTTAAAGTCTTCTAATGACCACGTTGTTAATGGTAATTCTCTACAAACTTCTAATCCTATCCGTGCTGTTCTTTGACATTGTGGACATCTAGCGTTACATAGATTTGTAATATTTAAATCAACTATTTCTATCATCGGTTAAATACTTCCAACTTATAGGGAAATGGTCTTTAATATTTCCTGAAATCTCCATTGCAACTTCTCTTGTTTCTACTTGAGCATTATCGTGGTCTCTTAAATTACATACTCTAGCAAAAGCATATAAAGTGCCTGACCATATCCATTCTGTTAATAAATTTTGAGGCAATATCATACGTGCCATTTCAGGTGCTATATCTTCCTCTAACATATCATTATAAGTTTCTGTAGCAACCTTTATTAACTTCATAATGTCATAAGGTACTTCTTCTTTACTTGAGCCTTGTTTAATATTTTTATCAGGTCTCTTTCTCCACATAAAAGGAATATCAAATTCTGGTTTATGATCTACATATCTTCTACTCACTTCGTTCCAACTTAAACCAACTTGATGTTTTACTAATTGTCTTGCTACATATATTGGTGCTTTAATTCTGAATTGTAATGTGGCGTGAGCAAATGGGGACCAATGATTATGTTCTGCTAAATATTTTATTAACTTCTCATCTTTTTCTTCCCACGCAAATTTTCTTTTATTGAAAGAAACTCTAGCAGCATTTACTACTGATAGGTCACTTCCCATTTTATCAATTAATTCAACTTCCATTAAAATAACGTTGCCCTTCTGCTGTGCCTAAAGTAATCTAATTTTTCCTGAAAATTGGATTGAAAATGATTAGGATTTTGTTTTTCTGGTTTTGAAAAACACCATATATTTTCAATGTAAGTACGATTCATAAACTCTTTTTTTTCTTCTTCATTTTCAAATAACTTATCTGATTTAGGTCTTTGCATAATTCTCATTCCTATTTGACCTACAAAGTTATCCTTTAAACTACCAACTAATTCATCACAACTATAATATCTTTTACCTTTTATTGTAGGGTCCATTATATTAATAAATGTATGTTTTGATCTCTCAAAACTTTTCTGTGATACAGGTAAATAAAAATCATCACGCCATTTAAAATATTCATCAAATTTTTTCCAAGATTGATTTTCTTCTTTTTCACCACCCTCATTATATCTTTCAGTAGAAAAATAAGGTGGACTTGTAAAGGCACAATCTATATTATCAATTTCATTCCAAGGTAAATCTTCAGCGCCACAATTATATATTGTTACCTTTTTAGGTCTAGTTAGAAAACTGTTATATGTTTCTATTTGTTTTAAATATTGTTTGTAAGTATTTGGATTAGGATCACAACCTATATATTCTTCAGCGTCACTAGCAAAAAAACCTGCAAGTCTATCACCCCAACCACAAGATGTATCTAATACTCTTTTAGCATTTGTCATTTGATATATTGTCTTCGCAACATTAGGTTTAAATTGTGTTGCAATATATGTCTGTAATCTAAAAGCAGATACATAACTCTTATCATCTAATCTGCCACCTCTTAATTCTGTTTTATCTCCAACTGTAACTGGTTTCATTCCATTAATACCACGCCACATAGGACCTAAACATCTCCATATATCTTTCGCTGTACCATTATACCATACATCTAATGGTGATTTAAAACTATAACTTGAACAGTTTAATCTTAAATGTTGATGAAAATAATTTGATACGTCATTGTATAAAGATGGTGCGTCTATAATACCAAGACCGTGTTTTTTAAAAGTGTATTTGTAATCGTCATATTTTTCTTTTACATTTTTATGTATTTGTTCTATGGGTTTTACATATTCCCATACGTCTTGTTTCTGTAAACTTTTAAATGCTTGACGCATTGCTTCAAACGAAATCTCCTTTAAAGGAAACTTTGGTCTATTGTCTGCAATGTATTGTGCTAAATCTAATCTAAATTGTTCTTTACCAATATCGTTTGTAATAGTTTCAAACGTTTGTTGATCCATTATGGGTAATTTATTTACATCTGCATAATCATTTAGGTACTTCATCATTCCACTTTCTTAATAACCAATATATAAAACCATATATTATTATAACATATGTTATCGCTAAAGTCAATTCCATTTATTTACCTCATTTCCCCAACAATCCCAACCATCCCATTCTTGTCTAGCAAATAATTCAATACGTGGTACATCACCACACAACTTTACAATATCTGATCTGATTCTATCTGGCTTTCTACTATGTTCTCTCCGTTCACTTACAACTAATCTATCTACATTACCACTTAATCTTTTTGGTTTACCTTTTGTTGCCAAAATACAAATTTCAGCATTTGCCCTAGTCCAATAACCTGGACCTTTAAAATAATAATTTTTCATTTTATCTTTATTAGTTTTCACCCAGGTAAATCCTACTGTCTTGTATTCAAAACCCCACTTCTCAACTATAGGTATTTGTTTGTGTAATAATGGGTCTGTACACCACATAAACAATACACAATCTTTATCAGCAATATTTCCTACTGGTAAATTTTCAATGTCTTTCATTGTCATTGTAGGGTAATGATTTTCTGGATTAGTTTGTGCGTTAGCATTGTTCCAATTTTGGAAATGCCATGGCGGGTCCGCATATATCACCCCATATTTTTTGTTAATATCCATATCAATAATATAATAATTGAAAATTTTTCAATACTCCAATCAGTTCTCCAAGCCAAATATGATCCTGTTGCATAACCCCAATGTATCACAATCAACCATATAATTAATTCTTTCATAACTTGTATTCAAAATTTTGTGTCTCCTCATTAATGTGTATCTGTTTTGCACCATTTCTAATATGAAAGTGAGTTGCCATAGGTGTTAATGGTGATAAAGTTACCAATCTTTTATATTGTTTTTCTATTATCCACTCTCTTATCTTGTTTATAATCTCTTTACCTGCACCTCTTTTCCTTGACCATACTGTATATGCAATGGCAATCTTACCACCTTTTACTCTGGACATATAATCCATTTCTCTAACTGTATTAGGTACTTCAGGACAAAATGCGATACAAGCAATTGATTCAATTTCATCATTATATTTTAATCCAAATATTTTTCTACCGTGTGTAATTCTAAAACCTAAAGTTAATTGAGGTCTAATAGGATCCTCAGCTACATCTATGTCATCAAGCTCAACTAACTCGGTTCCTTTTACCCATTTAAAAAAATCTTCTAAACTATCTTTAAATTTTTTCATTCAAAAAAACTTTCTAACGTTGCACCTTTATTTCTTTCAACATTGTCTTTGTTATAATATACTTCTTTTGTTAATTTAAATGGCATTATATCTGTTAAAGTATATGATAATTCACCAGGTCTTTTAATCTTCCATATTAAATCTTTATCTTTAGGATAATTTAAATTCCAATCTACTGTACTTTGTTTTAAAAATTTTCTCATTTTTTTATTCATAGGTAAAATATATCTAAACTGTTTACCTTTTACTCTACTTAATTTTAATTGTTCTAATTGTGTTGGATTAGGTCTACTGCCATATTTGTAATTATGTATGTTAGGTAATTTACTTTGTATAGTTCTAGGATGTACCTTCTCACCCTTGTCTGTAACATATGTATCTGTCCATATGTACCCACCATATAAAAAATTAAATGCTTGATATACATAACCTGGTTTACCTACTAGGCCATCTGCCCAAGTAAATAAAAATTTAATTGTAGTATTTTGTTTTAACCAAGTTAATACTTTTGATAACATTTGTGTTTCAGAATTTTTACCCATACTATCGTCCATACACATCTTACCTATTTCATAATAATCTCTTGTATCTAATGTTGGAAACAATTTTTGTATTGTATGTTTAGGTCTTGTTCCCCAACCAAAAGTTACAACGCCTTGTAGTATATCATCTACATAATAACCACAATAATGTTTAGTAAGTTTAGGCATAACTGGTGAGTAATGCCTTGACATAATAAATTCCGTTGCAACATATTTTGTAATCTCTTTTATCATTCAAAAAAACTTTCTAAACTTGCTTCACGTTCTAGTTTCCAACCAATAGAATTTAAAATAAATCTTAATGGATCAGTAAATGTTTTTTCAAATTGTGTATCGTAATCAACATATTTGTGTAAATCAAATTCCTCTGGTATCCTTGTAGAAAAAGCAATGACAGTATCTTTAACTGTATTAGGTTGTTTTAACATTAGGAATTTAATTTTATCACCATCTTTAATAAGTGGATATTTTCTTTGTAGTTTATTTTTATAAATGTTATGATTGTAAATCAATGAACCTTTAACGTGTATAGGGGATCCTTTTTTATAAATCTGTGATGAATCACTATACTTGTTTAGATTATTACAAGACCTAGGAAATGCAACCTCTTCAGGCGATAATGTTTTAAACACTTCTTTAAAATCATTTACAAATTTAATTAGGACTTCTTCACTTTCATTCATTATTACACGTATAGCATCCTTAATTTTTCCTCTACAAACTTCAGGTGTAGATGATTTGACAGCTTCAACACCCATAATTTTTAGTTTAGGTATTTCATATCGGACACCTTCTTCATCAAATACGTTCATCATATATCTTTTTTTGGCAACCCATATACCTTTATTAGCAATTAATTCTCTTTTCATAATCATTTTTTGTCCATAAGCATTTACATACTTAGCAAGTCTATCAAAACTTTTATCAATTACCTTTTGTATTTTGTCTTCAGCAGCTTTATCAATAAAGTCTGTAATTTGTTTTGGTGTTTTATCTTTACAAACCTTTTCAACAAGTGTATCTAATTTAAGATAGATAGAATCTGTGTCGGATGCTACAACATAATTTACATTGTTTGTATTTAAAATCTTATTCATAAACTGATTAACATCTTTTTCAACCCAACGAATAGATAATTGGCCACCAAGTGTAATTGCTTCTGCTTGTTTAACATCAAAATATCTAAAGTATTGATTGCCGATAGCACCATAAGCACTATTTAATGCAATCTTTTTTGCCATTTGAATATTATGACACCTTGAAATTTCATTTTTATAAATTGGGTCTTTTGTTTTTTGGAATTCTTTTTTAGCTTCTATTGCTTTCTTTTTAAATATAACTCTATCACCATACATCTTCTCCATTAACTCTGGAAGAAAGCCTTGCTTATCTCTTTTAAACATAGCACCATTTGGTGCGATGGTCACATCCTTGGACTGAGCCCAATTCAAATCTAACTTTTCATTTAAAAAATTTTCTACACCAATTGATTTTGTTTCAACTCCTATAAACTTTTCAGGACTTATATTGTATTGCATAATCAAATGTGGATAAAGTGAGTTGAGGTCAAATGAAACAATCCAATTGTGTAAACCTAATTGTGGATCTTTTACATATGCACCTTCGTATTGTGAATCTTTTTGTTGGTCTTCTCTTGGTGGGATTATAATATTCTTTTTAAGTAAATGATTATAGATTAAAGTATCCCAACATCTAACTTGTGAATACACATCATTATAATTTACTTTGTAATCGTATGCCATAGTCAAGCATAACTCAATCAATTTCATCTTGTCTTCTAACCTATCAACAAGTTCAACGTCTTGTATATTGTATTCTACAAACCTTTGATAGTCTTTTGTATAGAAGTCTTTAAATGTTTCATATGGA